GTCGTAGAGTCTCACCCCTGCATGGCTTTTTTCGATATCGGGGCTAGCGATGGATGCGCTATATGGGTGGTACAGCAAGTGGGCTTAGAGCTACGTTGTATAAACTTCTGGGAAGCATGGTCAGAACCATACAGCCATGCGGTAAAGTGGCTTAAATCGCTTGATCTAGTGTTTGAGGACATATATTTGCCGCACGATGCGGATCACAAGAGGCAAGGTCAGACTAGCAACAAGTCACCAAAGCAGATGCTTAAAGAACTAATGCCATCCTGCAATTGGCGCATAGTGCCTCGCATTCAAGATATATTATGGGGGATACAGCAAACATCAGACGTTTTTCCGTACCTGTACATTGACGATGTTAAATGTGAAGCAGGACTAGATCACTTAAAGTCTTATAGGCGCAAGTGGTCAAACAGTGAGGGCAGATGGTCGCACATCCCAGATAAATCTGAGGGCCACAGTGAGGCCGCTGACGCACTAAGACAGATGGCCCAAGCATTCGCATCAGGGGATCTAGGAAGGCGCAAGAAGAAGCATTCTGGCCCGATCATCAGGGGTATTAAAGGTCTGGCTTAGTTGTGATACAATCTGACTATATTTATTGTAAGGTGATTATCTGATGGCTGGATTGTTAGACGACTACATGGCACAAGTGCAGGATTACAAAAAAGCTGGCTCTATTGGTGTTGGTTTACTTTCTGACCGTCCAAACTTAGAGCTAGGTAAGCAGGGCTTGCTTAGTCAGATGCAGTCAGCAGAAGCCGAATACTTAAAGCGTGTAAGCGATCCATTACCCTATTATAGACAAAACCCAGAAGCGCAAGGTCTAGGCACTGTTACACCTATAGTTGATTTAATGGACTTAGTAACGGGTGGCGGTAAAGCAGCTATGGCAGGCTTTGTTAAAAATGCAGCTAATAAAGCCAAAGGATTAATGAATAGTTTTGGTGATGCTCCATTATCTGGCGCACCTATGCCTGCTAACATTCCTCAACGTGGATTACTTAACATTGGCCCCAACCCTGACGCAGAAGCAGCAGCTATAGACTATGCAAAGCAGTCAGGCATACCCTACAGCCCTATTAATCAGTTAAACCCTGTAGACGCAGAATTTGGGGCGTTAGCGGCTAGGGAATACGAGTTAATGCGGCATGATCCTACCAACCCATTTGTAGCTGATAGCTATGCTCAAATGAAAAAAGAATTGATTGGTCAGTATGATGCAATGATTAAACAAGGAATAAGGCCAGAGTTTGACACAAACCCTTACCCGACAAGCCCGTATGAATCTTTAATTGATTTAATTGAAAACAAGCGTTTAAAGGTATTCCCTACTAACGCAGGCTATGGTTCTGCTGAACAAGCCATTGATATTAGCCAAAACCCTTTACTTGAAATATCGCCTCGTAAGATTAGCGGTCAGCCTGCAACGTATAATGACTTGTTTAGAGCAGTACATGACTTTCAAGGTCACTCCAAGTCAGGCGCAGGCTTTAGGGCCGCAGGAGAGGATAACGCTTACCTGTCTCATGCTGGTACAATGAGAGGGCCAGCAAGAAGGGCATTGGCTAGTGAGACTAGGGGACAGAATAGCTTATTAAACTTTGGCCCAGATGGGGATAAAAATAGATCAGCAGTAATTGAAGATACAATATTTGCAGATCAGAAAGTTGGTAATCTGCCAAACTACATAACAGAAAAAGGGACACCAGAGCAATATGCTAGACGAAAAAGATTTGACGATCTTAGAGCAGATAACAATACAGGGCTTGAAGGAGCAATTGATGATTCAGGAAACCTCCGCATTGTACATTATTCGACCAGATCAATTGAGCGTCTCGACCCTAATCGGTATGGAGAAGGAGCGGCTGGAAGGACTATATCAGAACGCAACAGATCGGCTCAACCAGATTTCGTTAACAGATGGTATGGTGGAATAGAGGGTGATGACGTTGTAACGCCTTACAGAAAAGAAAACATGTTAGGCAATAAAAAAGTTGAAACTCAGATTGATGCTGCCCAAGTCTATAATGTTAATACAGATCCAGATGGATTATGGAAAGCAGCAAAAGGTGACGTAACTAAAGGTGAGCGTAACATTTATGACGCAGGCTATAGCGGATACCATGTGAATAATAAACAACTTGGTAAAGTGGCGGCTATATTTGACCCACTTGATATAACTAAGAAGCTAATGATTCCATTAGGTGCTATAGGTACTGCTGCATTTGTTGGTGACAAAGTAATGGAAGAAAATAAAAAAGGTTTGCTTGACATTGGGCCTATTTAATTTGACATTACCTATGATTGAATACTTTAGGGTATAATGTCTAATAACTTAAAGGAATTATGATGGCAATCACTACATACGCAGAGCTAAAGACTTCTGTTGCAGACTTCTTGAACCGTGATGACCTTACTTCTACAGTGCCATCATTTATTCATTTGGCTGAATCAAACATCAACCGTGACGTTAGACATTGGCGCATGGAAGTTAAAAGCACATTAAATGTGTCATCACAGTTTACCGCCTTGCCTACTAACTGGTTAGAGCCTGTGAGGCTCACAGTGCAAAGTGATGGAACAAGTGAACTGACTCTGCTATCTATGTCAGAGATTGCTAAGAAACGCTCTGACAGCAATAACTCAACAGGTAGGCCGATATACTACGCAATCAGTGGTAGTGACATTGAATTACAGCCTAGCCCATCAAGCACGTTTGTTCTGGACATTATCTATAAGTCTCGCACAGCAGCACTTAGCGACTCAAACACCACTAACTGGCTGTTGACGTATGCACCAGACGTTTATCTTTACGGCACACTAATTCATTCAGCACCGTATTTAAAAGACGATGAAAGGACTACACTGTGGGCATCATTGTACAATGCCGCAGTGTTAAACCTGAATAAAGACAGTCAGAAGGCTAAATTAGGCGGTTCTGGCATGAAAATGAAAATAGATTCATATTAGGATTTAAAAATGGCTGATACTAATACACCCGTCTATGGGTTTGTAAAACCAGAAAATGGTGCTTCCGATGATAGTTGGGGTACGAAACTAAATGCGAACTGGACGAAAACAGACAACATTTTAGGCGGCACAACGCCTGTAACGGGCATTGATATTAATGGCGGCACTATTGATGGTACTCAAGTGGGTGCTTCTGCGGCTTCTACAGTCGTTGGAACCACAGTTACAGCCACAAACTTTGTCGGCCCGATAGCTGGCGCAGTCACAGGCAACGTCACAGGCAACACAGCAGGTGTACATACAGGCGCAGTTACAGGCAACGTCACAGGCAATGTCACTGCTAACACAGGCACAAGCGCGTTTAATCATGTGAACATTAGCGGTTCATTAGACATGGACGCTGGCACATCGGCAACCATTACGGGCCTATCTAACCCCGTCCAAAACTCAGACGCAGCCACTAAAGCTTACGTTGACACATCAATAGCTAACGTCATTAATAATGCTCCAGCAGCCTTAGACACGCTTAATGAGCTTGCGGCAGCAATGGGTGATGATGCCTCATTTTCAACTACTGTAACAAACAGCATTGCCACTAAATTAGCCAAGTCAGGCGGCACAATGACGGGTGCTATTGCAATGGGTACGAACAAGATTACGGGTCTTGGTACACCATCGGCAGGCACAGATGCAGTTAATAAGGCTTACGTTGATGCAGGCGGCAGCGGTGGTAACAAGTTAAATCTTAGCGGTGGCACTATGTCTGGTGTTATAGCAATGGGTTCTAACAAAATAACGGGTGTATCTAACCCGACTCAAGCACAAGACGCATCAACAAAGGGCTATACAGACACCTTGTTTGGCTCTACTGCTGCTGCTGCTACTAGTGCTGCTGCTGCAAACACTTCTGCTGGCAATGCTGCAACGTCAGCTACTAACTCAGGCTCAAGCGCAACCGCTTCTGCTAACTCTGCAACGGCTGCTGCTGCTAGCTTTGATTCATTTGACGATCGTTATTTGGGAGCCAAATCTTCCAACCCCTCTGTCGATAATGACGGCAATAGTCTTATAACTGGTGCGCTTTACTTTAACAGCACAGCAAACTCCATGCGCGTCTACAATGGCTCAAGTTGGGCTGACGCAGGCTCGGCAGTCAATGGAACATCACAGCGAGTTGTCTACACAGCAACCGCAAGCCAAACGTCATTCTCTGTTGTTTATGATGCAGGATTTGTGGACGTATATCTCAACGGAATTAAGCTGCAAATTTCAGTCGATTATGCTGCTACATCTGGCACAGCTATAGTTCTAGCGACAGGCGCAACAGTAGGCGACATTGTAGACATAGTTTCTTATGGTGCGTTTAATCTTGCAAACACTTACACACAAGCCCAGACAAATACATTAATTAGCGCATCATTAGCAAAATCTGGCGGCACGATGACAGGTGCGTTGGAAATGGGTTCTAACAACGTCACCACTACTGGCAAAGTCTTGTTTGCCAATATGTATTCTCAAGTTGGTGATTTACCATCAGCTAGCACATATCACGGAATGTTTGCACATGTACACGCTACAGGCAAGGCATATTATGCTCATGCTGGCGCATGGGTAGAGCTTGGCAATCAAACAGACGTTGCAGCAGCATTACCTAAAAGTGGAGGCACAATGTCTGGCTTGGTCAACATGGCTGACCAGATCGTCCAGCGTCCATTATTGCAGGATTACTCAGAAAAAACGGTTGCAATGGGTTCTGCAACGGCAGTCAATTTAGAGGACGGAAACGTATTCAGCAAGACGATTAGCGGCACAACTACACTCACATTTACTAACCCTAGCTCAGTGGGAACAAGTTCTTTTAGTCTTATTTTAACCAATGGCGGCAGTGCCACGTTGAATTTTCCGACTGTCAAATGGCCTGCTGCTACAGCACCAACACTAACTGCGTCAGGCATTGATGTTTTAGTGTTCGTTTATCACGGCTCAACGTGGTACGGAATCGCTAGTGGCATAGGTATGGCTTAATGACGATTGAAAAGAAGTTGTTAGGTACTAGCCCTAGCGGTGGTGCGGCTAATGTTGCAGATGTGTTTAGTACATTTTTGTTTACTGGTAATAACGCGCAGAATGTTATTAACAACGGCATAGACCTTGCGGGTGAAGGTGGTTTAGTTTGGCTAAAGACTCGAAGTACAGGAAATGACCATGCACTATTTGATACAAGTAGAGGCATTGCAAAAAGCATATTTACAAATACAACTGGTGCTCAAGAGACAGCACCTATTTCTCCCCCTAGAGACTTAACTAATTTTAACTCTAACGGGTTTACCTTAAATCAGGGTTATCATACTGGGGTTAATACTAATAATGTAAGTTCAGTCTCATGGACATTCCGTAATAGTAAAAAGTTTTTTAAAGCAGTTACATTTTCCTATGGCGGTAGTTCTTCATCACCTACAGTAGTTACACACAATCTGGGTTGTACAGTAGGTATGACATTTGTTAAGCAAACAAACGGCACTCAGAATTGGCACGTT